AAACCGGAAAACACAGTAAACCTACAACCCAAAATCACCCGCTTGTTAGAACATGTTTAATTTAACAAGCAAAATCATGGCAAAAAACAAGTATTGCGGAACACCGGCTGATTATCAGCCCGTGAGCGAAGACCAGAGCCGCGTGGTCGTAATGTATGGTCTGAAAGAAGATGGCGAGATGGCTGAATGGTACCAGCTCGACTTCTACAAGAAACAGGGCAAGCCCAGCTTTGACCAGGTGAAGGCAGCTGTCATTGCCGACATCAACGAGCGCATCACTGAGCAGATCGTTGGAGGCATGACCTTCGAGGAGAAACCCGTGTGGCTCTCTATCGAGAATCAGATCAACTTCACAACAGCTTCTGCACCTTGCCGTCTGAAGCTCGGAGAGGAAGAGGACGGAACACCCGTCTATCATGAGTTCGAGACCAAGGCAGCGCTGAAGGCATTCAACGACGCATGCCTGGCATGGAAAAACGAGTGCCTGGAAGCCGGACGTGCTGAGAAGGAGAGCATCGACTGGACACCATACGCAGAAGCACTGCAGCCAGTAACCGAATAAAACCACACCACTATGGCAACAGTAAAAGGACAGAACCTCAGAATCTTCGTGGGCAACCGTGCCATTGCCGCTGCCTTGGAGTGTCAGCTACAGTTGCGACTGAACGTAACACCTTACTCTACCAAGGACGATGAGGACGCATTCACCAAGAACCGTGCAGTCAATCTGCAATGGAGCGTGACAGCCGACGCGGTTGTCACGGACGACCAGGAGCTGGACGCCATTGGTGCTGCTGAACTGAACGACCTTGTAGGGCAGACTCTCCGAATACAACTGAGTACAGCCAACGGCGAGAAGAACCGCGAGCTACAGGAACAGCTGCTGGCCGGTGATGCCATCCTAAGCGACGTGCAGATAACTGCACAGAACCGCCAACGCACCACCTACCAGGTAACGCTGACCGGAAAAAAGAATGCGCTCATCGATCTGCGCTACATCATCACCTCTGACGAGCACTACATCCGCACATCGGATGGCAACCTCATGATGGCAGCACACGAAGAAACAGAATAAACGATTATGACGACAGGATTCAACTCAGGAATGCGTAACCACCGCGTGACGATCCTCAATAAGGTGTCACCATCGGAGAAGGCCTTCGGCGAGAAGACCGGTTATAAGCGTGACGGCTCGCTATGGTCATCGTATGAGTTCTCGAAAGGTACCAAGGCACTCCGAGATGGTGCCCTGGATGCTTACGATTCCGTAATATTCCGCATGAACTTCAGCGCGAACGTTACCATCACCCGCGAGAGCCTGATCGAGTGCCAGGGGAAAATCTACCAGGTGCAAAGCCTGAATGAAGACCATATGGAAAACAAGATCATCATCCGGGCAACCGAGATGACCACACAGGTGAACATCGTACCCAAGCCGGAACCGGAGCCATCATCGAGCGAGATTTAGGAACAACTAACCCCAGAAAGAAATGAGAAAAAACAGACGAGTAGCAATCGTGCACTTCAACACGCCGGAGTTGACGGAAGCTGCCATCCTTTCGCTTCGCAAGCATGGCGGAGAGAAGTACAACGTGACGGTGTTCGATAACTCAGACATCCGCCCGTTTATCAAGCGAATGGAAGGCGTGCAGGTTATTGACAACACCAAAGGACAGGTGATTGACTTCGATAAGGAGCTGGAGAAATTCCCGCACCGCTTCGGAACGTTCAACAACTTTGCCAGCGATAAGCATATGATGTCCATCGAGAAATTATGGGATATGCTTCCAGACGGCTTCCTGCTGATGGATTCAGACGTGCTGATTAAGGACTCAGTGGACTTTATGTTCGACTATCCAGAGCACTGTGTGGTTGGCCACATCCAGGAACCACAGCCTGGCAACCGATTCGGCATAGGCAGGCTGGTTCCAATGCTGTGTTATTTCAACGTACCGTTGATTAAAAAGTGCGGTTTACGATATTTCGATCCAGAGAAAGCGTGGATGCTCTTCGACGGCGGAAAAGAAAACCGCAACAACTGGTATGATACCGGAGCAGCCTTCCTGGAACAGATACGCGAACACAAAAACGGAGCGCGAGGCCTGAAGATAGACATCCGTCCGCTGATGATACATCTGAAAAGCGGATCGTGGCGTAACAACGACCTATACAATTCTATCTGCTGGCTGATGGATAACGTCAAGCTGTGGAAACCAGAGCAATGGGTACGACCTGACAGCGACAAAGTGGCTTTGGTAGCCATTGGTAGGCTGGAAAACAAATACGCCAAGGAGTTTGTGCAGCACCATCTGAAGCTGGGCTTCGATGGCATACTCATATACGATAACAACCACAAGGGCGAGGAGCATTTTGAAAAGGTGCTAAAGACTGAGATAGACAAGGGCCTGGTGGAGATCGTAGACTGGCGAGGACGTGAGCACCAGCAGAATGGCGCATACCGCGATGCATACTATCGCATCGGTCAGTATTGTCAATGGATTGCCTTCTTCGACTTTGATGAGCTGCTGCATCTGGAAGATGGAAAGAACATCAAGGAAGTGTTGGCCGGAAAGAATGCCGAAGTGGTGACAGTAAACTGGGAGAACTACGGCGACTCTGGACTGGTGAAGGCTTCTGCCAAGAAAATGGCTACAAGATTCACTACACCATGCAATCCATCTATCAGCGTGAAAGACGCAAACCACCCCGACAACTACCATGTCAAGTCGATAGTACGTGGCGGTCTTCCATTCGCTATCTGGAAGAATCCCCATTGTCCTATCGTTGCCGGAAACTATGAAACCATCGAGGGCAAGCCATCAAAGCTCAGTCCATTTCATACACCCGACTACTCTGTAGCACGCATACGCCATTATGTGACCAAAACCATTGAGGAGTGGATGATACTGAAGGTGCGTCGTGGCGAAGGTTGCAGCCCACAGAACACGGAGAAACTACGAGCCAATCCAGAAGAGATATTCTTCCAGTATAACGAGCGCACACCTGAAAAGGAGGAATGGCTGAAGAAAAACGGATTCACTGAGTAAACCCCTGTCACAATTTTGAACGAATATAAAACAGAAACAAATATGGAATTATTCGGTAGTAATATTTTCGGATTTGGACGAAAGCGCGAGGTGCAGGCCCCAGGAGTACCGACAAGCACCGCACCAACACCGCCACCAGCACCCAAGGGTGGCAACTGGGAGGCAAATGTTGTCCGCCCATATGGTCGCTCGTCGCTACTCATTCCCACATGGACACGCTGCGTGCAGCTCATCATGCAGACGATGGGCCAAATGGTCACTCAGTACCAGCGTATGAATGGAGATGGTGGCAACTTCATCGAAGACCGCTACGGCAAGAACGGCTTGCTGAACTACTTGCTCCAGGTGCGTCCGAACCCGCTGATGACGGCTTCGCAGATGCAGGAGCAAATCGAGTACCGCAAAATCTACTACGGCAACGCCTACGTGTACATCGAGCGTGGTTTCGATGGCTATCCTATCAACCTGTGGCTGTGTACAGGTGGCGGATACGACCCACTGAGCAACACCTACAATCTGGTGTACAACTCAGATCGCGGTCCCCGCATGATGGTAGAATGTGATGCCCGTGACGTACTGCACTTCAAAAATGTTTTCCTCACAGAAGATATGTACAGGGGAATCCCCACCATCGACTATGCGTTCAAGGCTCTCACCATTGCAGCCACCGGTGACGAACAAGCCCTTCAGGACATGGCCAAGGGCGGAAAGCACAAGGTGCTGATCCAGGAACAGCAGTCGCCCACCCTCGGAACCCGTGGACGTGCCAACCAGCAAGAGCTCCGAAAGATGAAGGAAGAGTTCGCCCAGGACTGGATGTCCAACGATGTGGCTATCCTGGATAACATTGCCGATGCGAAGATCATCAGCCAGACCGCCCAACAGCTCCAGCTGCTTGAACAGCGTGGCTACAGCGACGAAGCCCTGTGCAGACTGATGGGCGTGCCCAAGATCATTGCCATCGTGGGTGATGGTGGCGGCAACTACCGTATGCCGGAGCATGCCACACAGGAATTCCTATTGCGCACCATCCAGCCCAGAATCCGTGAGCACGAAGATGAGCTGAACAGCAAACTCCTTTCACCTGGTGATTTCGGAAAACGCAGAATCCATGTCTGTGAGCTGGCCTTGAAACGTCTCGATGCGAAGGGACAGGCAGAGATCGACAAGCTGCACCTCGAAAGCGGCTGGAGTGTCAACGAAATCCGCTCACAGTACGACTTGCCCAACATCCCCGACGGCGACGACCACTACGTCTCGATGAACCTGGGCGTGGTAGGCTCTCAGAAACTCACAGAGGGAACGCTGGCGGACGTCCGGTAAACCCAGAACCCAAAAATAACGGTAATACAGAAACCAATCAAGAATAAGAAATGGATGCAAAGAAACGAGAAATCAGAACCATTGACTGCCAGTTGGCCGTTAGAGAGCAGACTGAAGGTCAGGAGGGCGAGTCTCGCACAATCACCGGCCGTGCCATCGTTTTCAACACTGAGAGCGAAGTGCTCGATGACTGGGGAGAGAGATTCCGCGAAGTGATTCTGCCTGAAGCTGTCACGATGGAGTTCCTGAACACGCAGGATGTCAAGATGAACATGCTGCACGAAAGGGAGCTGACAATCGCTCGCTGCAACAAGGGCGTTGGCTCATTGCGCATGGCAGTTGACGAGCAGGGTGTTACGTTTGAATTCGAGGCACCCAAGTGCGACATCGGCGACCGCTGTCTGGAGATGGTCCGCCGTGGCGACTACTCCGGTTGCTCGTTCGAATTCTACCCAAAGGACTACGAAGTCGATCGCACCAAAGGTGCTGACGGTAAGGATGAAGTGATCATCCGCCACAAGAGCTTCGAGTTCCTTTCGGCTCTCACCATCGGCATGGACCCTGCCTACAAGCAGACCAGTGTCAATGCCCGCGAAATGGATAAGCTGACACCCGAAGGAAAGCGTGAGGCAGAACAGGCCGAGCAGGCCAAGCGCGAGGCTGAGAACAAAGCCTTAGACGAGGCAGCAGCCCGCCAGCGTGAACTTCAGCTGATGCGCATGAAAACGATAATCAACTTTTAATATTAACTTATAACTTTACGATTATGGCAAAAAAGACAAAGGACGAACTCCAAGTTCGTAATCGTGAGATTCAGGACAGACTGTCCGAACTCAACGACCTCGCAGTACGCGAGAAGCGCAACTTCACCGAAGAGGAGAAGCGCGAGTGGGATAACCTCAGCCGTGAGAGCGAGCTGAACATGCGCGAAATCACCGCACAGATGACATCTGAGGAACTGGCCAAGCACCGCGAGGTCGTTTCTAAGGGCGAGCAGCTGCGCGAGTATCTGCGTCAGACCAAGGAGGCAGGTGCAAAGCGTGAGATTTTGTTGTGGCCTGCCGCTGGCAACACCACAGCCAACATCACCGCTTCTGGTGCCATCCAGCTCTCCCTCCACGAGATGATTCCCACCCTGCACGAAGGTCTCGACCTCCCTGCTACTCTGAAGATTGTTACCGGCGTTGAAGGTAACGAGCTTTGGCCTGTTAGCGTCAACGACGTTGAAATGGAAGAGGTCGGTGAGGTAGAGGCACTGAACGATCAGGTACTCGACTTCGCCAACATCACTCCCGTACAGAAGCGCGTCGGCTTGAAGGTGCCTGTTTCTAACATGGCTATCGACAACGCCGCCTTCGACCTGATGGCATTCGTGCAGGCTAAGTTCACCCTGGCACTGCGTAAGTATCTCGCAAAGAAGATGTACTCACAGGCTGCTTGGGACGGAAACAAGGGCCCATTCTCTGGTCTGACCAAGGCTGGCGACATCGAGATTGGTGCAAATGCCTACAAGTCAATCTTGAAGGCTGTAGCCAAGTTCTCTGACAAGGGCTTCTTCGAGGGCGACGTGGTTCTGATCATGGACCGCGAGACCGAGGCCGAGCTGAAGGCTACTCCAAAGATTGCAGGTGCTGCCGGTGGTTTCGTTATCGAGAATGGTCGCTGCGCCGGCTATCCTTACATCGTAACCCACTACCTGAACACCACATTGTCAGGTTCTTCTCTCGTGCCCACCGCAAAGAAGTACATCGGCTTCGGTTACTTCGAGTGGTTTGCACTGCAGCAGCACGGCCAGGTTCGCATGGTAGTTGATCCTGTAACGCTCGCTGACAAGGGTGTAACCCGCGTCATACTGAACACCGCATGGTCAATGACCGACCTCTCAACCCGCATCAAT